CGGTGGTACAGCACCAACCATTAGCGCCAATAACTGGCACTGCGCATCGTTAAATGGAGTAACGTATTTCTTTCAGTCCGGTCATGACCCAATAATTTATGACCCAGCGGTTAGTTCTACAACGTACCGCCGAGTAAGTGAAAAGTCTGGTTATGCCGGTACGGTGCCACTAGGGAATATTTGTATTTCTGCGTATGGTCGCTTGTGGATTGCTAACAGTACGTCAGATAAAACAACGCTAACCTTTTCTGATTTGATTGCTGGCCATATTTATACCGGCGGCTCATCAGGCACATTAAACGTCAATAACGTGTGGGCTAACGGTGCTGATGAAATAACCGGCCTAGCAGCGCACAACGGCTTTTTGTTTATCTTTGGCAAGCGGCAGATTTTGGTTTATCAAGGTGCGACAACACCTAGCACAATGTCGTTGTACGACACCGTGGTTGGTATTGGTTGCCAATACCGTGATTCGATTCAAAGCACCAACACAGATGTGGTGTTTTTGTCCAACAGCGGTGTGCGCTCAGTTCTTAGAACCATTCAGGAAAAGTCTGCGCCATTTCGTGACTTGAGTAAGAATGTTCGTAATGACTTGATGCAGTTGGTAGCAGGTGAAACACCGGCGAATATTAAAGGCGTTTATTCAGAAATAGACGCATTCTACTTATTGACGTTCCCAACGGCGGGTCAAGTTTATGTGTTTGATACGCGAAATGTTATGCAGGATGGATCATCGCGGGTAACTACGTGGAACGACATTAAACCAACGGCAATGTATGCGTTACGCAATGGCGACCTATTGATTGGTAAGAATGGTTACGTTGGTAAATACGGCGGGTATCTTGATGACACTAGCACGTATCGAATGCAGTATTACACCAATCATGCCGACTTAGGTGATGTTGCTGTTACGTCGATTGTTAAGCGCATATCCATTGTTGCTATTGGCGGTTCAGACCAAGTGGTAACGATTAAATGGGGCTACGATTTTTCTGAGAACTATCTATCCCAAAACGTATCAGTTCCAACCCAAGGCATTTCTGAATATGGCGTTGCTGAGTATGGCGCTAATGGCGTTCCTGTTGCGCAGTATGCTGGTGGCATTGTGATTCAAAATTTGTTTTCTCAGGCAACTGGCTCTGGCAAAGTTTTTCAAACAGGCTATGAAGCCGAGGTGAATGGCTTTGAATTATCGATTCAAAAGATTGAGATTTTGGCCAAAAAAGGCCGTATAAATTAAGGGGTAGGTAATGTCTGACTATACCAAATCGACCGACTTTGCGTCTAAGGACGCGCTGCCATCCGGCAATGCGGCCAAGATTGTTAAGGGTACTGAGATTGATACAGAGTTTAATAATATTGCGATTGCGGTTGCTACTAAAGCAGATTTGGCTAGCCCAGGCTTTTCTGGCAGCCCAACAGCGCCAACGCAATCAACTGGTGACAACACATCTAAGTTGGCCACAACAGGGTTTGTGCAAGCTGCATTAAGCGCTTTGTACCCTGTTGGATCGATCTATACCAATGCGGCGGTTAGCACCAATCCTGCGACGTTGCTAGGGTTTGGTACATGGTCAGCGTTTGGCGCTGGTCGTGTCATGGTTGGTCTTGATGCAGGAAATGCAGCGTTTGATACAGCGCAAGAAACTGGTGGTTCGGCTGACGCTATTGTCGTTAGCCATAGCCACACGGCAACATCAAGCGTTAGCGACCCTGGCCACAATCACACGATAGGATTTCAGAATAACACCATCGATCAAAATGCTGGATCATCAGCTCTTGTTAAACAAGGTACATCAAACACAAGCACCGCAAGCACAGGCATTAGCGTTAGCACTAGCATTGGCACTACAGGTTCAAGCGCAACGAATGCAAACTTGCCGCCGTATATCGTGGTGTATATGTGGAGGCGCACGGCGTGAGCGCGGTACTTAAAGATGTTGGTGGTGATGTTACCCACCACTTTTCAGATAATTTGTATGCCAAGGAAGCATTTGTTCCTGCTGGCACGGCCATACTGAAACACACGCATAACTTTAGCCATCTATCTATTTTGGCCAAAGGGCGCGTTGCAGTAATGAAAGGCGATGTCATCGAAATTATTGACGCGCCAGCATGTATTGAGATTAAAGCAAATGTAGTTCACGGCATTAAGGCTATGAGCGATTGTGTATGGTTTTGTATCCATGCGACGGATGAAAAAGACCCGTCTAAGGTGGATGAAGTTTTAATTAGAGGGGATTGATATGTCATTTTGGGGCGCAGCCATTGGTGGCGGGTTAAATTTACTTGGCGGCATAATGGGCGGCAATGCCGCCCGCGATGCTGCGCAAACTTCAGCCGATGCTCAATTACGAGCGGCTCAACTTGCTGCCGAAGAGTCACGCTTTCGGCCAGTTGGCGTTACGACGCGATTTGGTACAAGCCAATTTACTACTGGCCCCGATGGCAGAGTAACTGGTGCTGGCTATACGGTTAGTCCAGAGCTAAAAGCCTATCAAGATCGTTTGATGGCGTTAAGCGGTCAAGGATTGACGCAAGCTGAAGCGGCTCAAGGTATGTATCAGCCGCTAACTGGCGCAGCCACTAGTCTCTTTAATCTTGGCGGTCAATATCTAGCGCAATCCCCTGAAGCGGTTGCGGCTGAATATATGCAGCGCCAACAGGATTTGTTAGCGCCAAGCCGTGAGCGTCAATATGCGCAACTGCAAAACCAACTATTTAATACTGGTCGCGGCGGTTTGTCAGTTGGCGCTACTGGTATTCGCCCTGGCGGCGGCGCAGGTCTTGGAGCAGCCAATCCAGAAATGGAAGCGTACTACAACGCATTGGCTCAACAAGATGCCGCATTAGCGGCTCAAGCACAACAAGCAGGTCAACAACAGGTAGCTTTTGGAACCGGTTTGTTTGGCCAAGGTGCTGGATTGTTGGGTCAGTATCAAGCCGGTCAAGTAGGCGCTTTAAATCCATTTAGCACTTATATTGGCGGCGCAAGTACATTGGAAAGTTTAGGTCAGCAACCGTTAGAGTTGGGCGCTAATATTGGCGGTAGAAATGTTAATACAACAGGCGCAAATGCTTTGTTGGAGGGTGGAATTAACGCCGCAAGAACTATGCAGCAAGCTAATGCCTATAACCCATATAGCGCAGCGCTGCAAGGTGTTGCAAGCAACCCTTATGTTCAACAAGGCGCACGAAGTCTTTTTAGTGGTTTTGGCGGCAGCTCACCAACTGGCTCGTATGATCTTTCATCAGTTCAGCCATCAAGAACATACGCTCCATCTGCGCCGCCTTCTCAAGATATGTACCGTCGCAGCGCGTTTGATTATTACCCTGGCGGCGATTACGCTGGTGCAATATAAAACATAAAGGACAATAATCATGGCAAGCGAAATTCTAGGATTATTTACATCGCCAGAGCAATACCGAGCGATGCAAGATCAGCAAACACAAAGGGAAGCTATTCAATACGCTGGCCTTACGCCGTTTCAACGTGCCGACGTTAGTTTATATACTGGCGGTAAACAACTTGGCCAAGCAGTTGGCGGTTTGTTTGGCATGGAAGACCCACAATTGCGCAAAATCTCTATGCGCCAGCAAATGCTGACCGGTGCTGGTGGTAATCCACGTATCAATCTAAATGACCCAGGCTCGATGCTTCGTGCGGCTAATTTAGCGCAGGAGCAAGGCGATCCAGAGTTTGCTCAATACCTTATTGGTGCAGCCAACGATCTAGCCAAGAACATAGCTGATATGCGCTCAAAGTCAGCCACCGCAGCTAAAACAGAATTAAGCATTGCTCAAGAGGAAAAGTTGCGCGAAGAACTTGGCAACCTTGGCCCAACTCCAACTAATGAGCAAGTGTTGGCGGTTGTGTCCAAATATGGTTCACCTGAAAAAATCATGGGTGTATTGCAAGCTACTCAGACGGCGCAAGCTAATAGAGAAGCGCGCAAAGAAGAAACACAATTAAAAATTGAAAGCAAAAAAGAAGATTTGCAAGCAAAGATTGCTGCTGATGCTCAAGCGCGTCAGGAAAAATACGATCAAGATTTAAAAGCTCTTGAGTTGCGATTTGCAGATAAAAAAGAAACTCAAAGGTTGCAACAAGATTTTATAGCCAGCCAAAAAGCAGCCGACAGAGAAAATCGTCGCGCAATGGCCGAACTTGCTAGGGAATCAAAACCATTACCATCTGGCATTCAAAAAGCTGAAGATGCTGATTATGATGCGGCTCAAGCAGCTATTAATCTGGCTACTGATGCTGATAAATATTTGACTAGCATCAAATCCGGCAATATTAAGTTTGGTTTAAAAGACAGAATAAGCATTACAGCTCGCAGCGCACTTGGTTCAGGCGATCCAGATGTGGTAGCACGTAATGACTTTGAACGCTTTAAGACAACGCTAGTCAATGAATCATTGCGCTTAAATAAAGGTACTCAAACTGAAGGCGATGCAGCTAGAGCAGCCAAAGAATTGCAAGGTGCTGAATCTGCTGCTGATGCAGGAAAAGCGATTCAGACATTGCGCGATTTAAATGCTCGCCGTGCTGCTGATTATAAGAATACTATTGAGCGCCGTCGTGCTAACGCTAAGTTACCGATGCCTGAGATGATATTTGAGTCACCTAAGTTTGAGCCGCACGTATTCACCAATGCCGACTATGCAGCATTGCCAAAGGGTACGGTATTTATTGATGACAAGGGCGTTAGAAGGAGAAAACCATAATGGCTAAAAACGCATGGGAAGACGCTCCGGTTGTTCAGGAAGAAGCGCCACAAGTATCTACGTCAGTCTTTCAACCTTCCGTTCCCTATTCTGGTGCGGCAGAGGCTGGTCGTGCTGTAGCGCAAGGCGCTTCATTTGGCTTTGCTGACGAGATAGAGGCGGCTTTTCGTACAGGTCGAATTAGCGGCCCTCAATACGAAAAACTAAGAAATGAACTACGCGCCCAGCAAGGTCAGTTCGGCCAAGATTATCCGAACGTCAAAACACCATTGGAATTGGCTGGTGGTTTGATTGTGCCATTTGGTAGCTTACAGGCTGCAAACCGTTTAAAAACTGGCACACAAGCAATGTTAGCTGGTGAGAGATTAGGCGGCCAAATAGCGCGTGGTACTGCTGTAGGAGCCGCTACAGGCGCTTTATCTGGCGCTGGCTATGCAACCAAGGACACCGGCGAAGAAGCTGTCAAAGGCTCTATTTTTGGCGGTGCGTTAGGCGGTACAGTTCCTGTTGCTCTTAAAGGCGCTGGAGGTGTTATTCGCAATGTCCTAAATGCTTCGGGGATTGGCGATCAACAAGTTGCATCGTCCAAGATTCTGGCTAACTATCTGCAAAAAGACAATTTAACACCTAACGAAGCAATGTCCGCATTGGATGAGCTGCGCCGCATTGGCGTACCTAATGCCACCATAGCTGATCTTGGTGAGAATCTCCGTGGCCTAGCATACAGTGCTTATGCCGTTCCATCTAAGGCCAAGACAGGCACTCAGAATTTCTTAGAGAGTCGTTTAATTGACCAGAAAAACGACGTTGTTACGGCATTGGCTAACAAAGCTGGTTTAGATGTAAATGCTAATGGCTACGAAAGATTAAATAGTTTAATTGAAGATCAAGCATTAAAGGCAAAAACAGCTTATCCAGCGGCTTATAGCAAAGACGTTTACGCCAAAGATTTCCGTAAATTTATGGATCGTGATCTATTTAAAAATGCGTACAAAGAAGCAGTTAAACGCGCTGATGCGCGTGGCGAAACTTTGCCACCATTGGATGCGTTATTTAGCGATCGCCGTGTTCCAACGGATGTTATGCACCAACTTAAAATTGGTCTTGATCGCATTGTTGAAAAAGTCTCCT